TCATTTAGTATTCTGCGTGGATAAGTCATAGTTATCAAGCGGAAAGACTGGGATTCGAACCCAGGGAGCGGTTACCCGCTCACCGCATTTCGAGTGCGGATAATACAATTTGATTATCAATTTGTTACAACAGATACTGTAAATACATAGTAAAAACGACATTTATAGTCGTCTTTTTTGATGCAGGTCTATCATCCAGTTAGCCCATTCATCCGTCCCGTAAGCAGGAATATCGAACCACTCCTTTTCGCTCAAATGAGGCAAGAGTTGCATGATCCGCTCCAGCTCATTCCGGAACCGGAAAATATCCTCTTCCGTCAGCTTTACCGAATAATGCTTCTTGCATTCCTTTAATCCCGGAAAAGACTGGAGCAATCCCATAATCTCGGAGAAAGCGGAAGACTTGCCCTTGTCGATTTTTAATGTGATTCCGGACATGTTGCATTTTCTTATTTTCCCATCAAAGCTACTATTTGAGGCATACTATACAAGCTTCATTATCCTGTTCTTGTCGCTCCATAGGACGATTTCCAGTTGGGATTTCCCACTCATGAACTCCAGATAAGGGGCTATTTTGTCCATTTTATAACCGGATGCCATGTCGTTTACCAGGGCTATCTTTTTGTCAATAAAATCCGTCATTCCTGATTTCTCGATGATTTCAAAGTTCATATTGGTTTTACCGATACTGTTGATAAAATTGTAATCAGTTGAACCGGTTATGTAATTGACCAAAGACAGCCTATTGTTATTCTTGATTACGGCATTAAACTTGACCCTGCTGTACCTTTCATGAATGGACTTGCCAAAATCGACCTGCTCCTTGCTTTTAAAAGAGGCAATAAAGCTGTCCGCATGTTTTCGGAATCTTCTGATTGCGTCAGCCTCTTTCTTTGATTCAAACTGGATGAAAGAGGAACTTACGATTGCAGATATGAAATTAGCGACCTCATAAACCAAATTGGGTATCATCGCCCAGTTAGTTGTCTTTTTATAATAGAATAGTCTTTCCTTTGCCTCGATGGTAGATATGTTGTATTGCGTCAGATAATATTCGTACAATCTGTTGAAATGGTTGTCTTCCAAATCAATCAAGTCGTTGTAATACTTTTCGGAAATCCACCCTCCGTCTGTTACGACAAACTCATCGCCTCTCTGTGTAAGAAAGACGGAAACGAAACTGTCGCTTGTCGTGAAGCAAGGTGTGATAATTTCGACTGTTTCCCCTCTTTGCTTGAAATTCCAGAGCCGACTGTGTACTTCCACGATATTATTTAAAATACTTGTATCCATTTCAATTTCATGTCAATTAAAAGTTTATACCACTCAAAGGATCGATATCGCTTTCGTAAACAAAAGGCAGAGTTCCAGGTGACTGCACTTCTATTTCGGGTGTATCTGCGCTATTGCCCTTCGTGTTTGACTCCGTGCAAAAATGAGCGATGCACAAAGATACATCTTCCAGCACTTCCGCTTGCTTTTGGTCTTTCAAAACTTCCGTTTTGTATGCAATTTCTTCGCCCGTCTGCATAAATTTGTGAAAATGCGGTGTAGGCACTCGCTGCTGGTCAATGGGGACATCAAGGCCTGAATTGCGATGACATGCGCCCGCTGAGTCATATCTGAAAAAGTAGCTGTTGTCGAATGCCGGACATTTGAGTTTGAACTTAAAGTCAGTCGGGTCGTCCGCCTTTATTTGTACAACAAATTCAAGATCCTTTTCCAGTGACTCATGTTTTGCCTGTACGACCTTTTCCTTGATTGTTTTGTGATTGCTCTTTGTCTGGTCTACTACAATAGGTGAGACAAGAATGGTTTTGCCTCCTTCTACGAGCACTTTATATGTGTCATAATTGGATTTTATGTTGTTATTTATCTTTACCTTTGCCATATATTATCGTATTTATCACTATTACCCTATTTCTGTTATCTGCATTAATGTCTCTTTCACAAAATCCTTTAGTTCCATAATTAAAAATTTTCAATTATTACTTCCTTGTAAAAGCATAAGCCTACAATATCACATCCGCAACCACATGCTGCTTCACAATCCACAAACCACGCACCTGTTCAATATCAATATCGAAATCATCATGGTTCTCCCGATCTATAGACCGGGCTATCCAAAATCGTTTGGCCAAAGAAGGATCGCTATAACGGCGCAAGATCTTAATATGGCCATGATAATCTCCGGTCTGCTTATCTTCGACAACAATTCCGAATACATTTCCAAACGGGATTTGATTGGGGAACTCTTTCTCAAAACTGAAACGTTTCAAGGCAATCCAACAACCGGATGGATAGGCCGGAGCCATCGAATTACCTGCGACTTGGGCAATTGCTTCACAATCCTTGCAATCAGGTAAATACCAATATCGCTTTACAGCATCTGTGCTACCTAATAACTCAGCCTTTCCTCCTGAGAACTTGAAATCAACCTCTGGCAATAACTTTAATCCTTTCTCCATAGCGTCTTTATATTCTGTTTCGGTATTAATTATCAAGTTAGAATCAGATAGTTCCAATTCCTTTTTATTGAAATAATCTATTATAATGTTAGCATTCGCCAAAGTCGGTTTTGTATTTCCGTTTCTATAATTCCCTATAGATGCTTCTGTTATACCAGTATCTTTCGCTATTTTATAATTTGACAAATCTGAATTAGAAATCTGATCAATCGCTCTTTGGATAATTTTATCTTTATCAGATTGTATATCAGCCAACATCGATCCATCTCCTTCAAGAATCCACTTGGTATTGAATATTGACCCAAATGCCAAATTGAGTTCTTCTACAAAACTATCCGTTAGATATTTCCTGTCTCCTTTTAGAGCGGAAGTAGTATTAGGATAGTTATATCTCATCTTTTCAGCGACATCTTTCTTCTTTGAAACATATCCGTTTCGTAGAAGATACATATACACTTCATTTATTCTATCTGAAATATTATCATTCATTTGTATATACTAATTATATTCGTACATTTGCAAAAACATTTAATACTTATCACTATGTTTATGATACTTTGCTTATCCATACTCATTTATTGTACAATTGATGCACTAAAGATGTATCATACCCCATCAAAAGATAAAGAAGATTTCAATGAGATCAAACAGTATTACTCATCAGATGACTACTTTGCTGAACCCATAGTAAAATCTAATCATCAGTCATCCTCAATCTCCGAAGAAACTCCATTATTTCAAATATCCGATCATCATGAAAACCGGATAGAAGATTGGAATAAATAGACAGAGTTCGTTTGCTAATCGAATATGAATCAATATCTTTTCTCATGCACTCGATAGTAATCATTATATCCCTAAAACATTTCTCTATATGCATCTCCTTATTGTCCATACTTGACTTTCTTATAGCACCAAGAGCTTTTATGAAATTATCTAAAGCATGAATATAGAACCCATTATAAAACATGGCTTGACCAAGATTGAACAAACTTGTACCTATAGCCTCTTCTTTAGACTCCTCTGTTTTGATAAGCATCTTCTTTGTAGTTTCCCCGATAGCATTTCCTAAGACATCATGGATCTTTTTTTCCACCTGCAAAACATTGTAAATCTGCCAACCAATCAAAATCGTAACCAATAAAGATAAAATACCTACCAACATTCCCATCCAATCCATAGTCATTGGTTCACAGCGCAAAAGTACGCATGATACGGAAATCAAGCTGACAACCAATGATATTACAGAAATAGTCAAAGACGCATTATTTGCCATAAGCTTTAAATATTCTTAAATACAAATTTTATCAGTAATACAGACTTGTATTTACAAATAACACTCGTATATTTGCACTTGTAATTGATTCAATGCTCAAAGATAAAGATTAAAACAACATATATAATAATGTAAGGAGGCAAAAATGGAAAAATTAAACCTACAAGGTCATAAAGCCGGTAATCTTTCTTTTCGGGAGATATACGACAGCATGGACAGAAGGGCGTTTGTTCGACGGATCGCGACCGTCACAAGGCGTTCGGAAGCTGCTGTCTATAACTGGATTTCCGGAAAGTACAGACCGGACGCATTGGCACAAACAGTAATTGCACAAGAACTTGGCATCCCTGCCAGCGAGTTATTCCCAAAGGAGGATAAGGTATGCGCGCAATAGAATTCTATACCACCCCCTCCGGCGAAGTAACTATCAAAGAGCAGGGACAGCCGGAACGCCAGTTGAAAGAGTCCGATACGGATTTCATTCAAAGTTTCCTTGAGATTTTGGAAGAGTTCTATCCGGAGGCTTATGCGGCACTCCGCAAGTATTACGCCCGTTACGACGGGAATAAATGCTACCGGGATTTCTTGGCTGTACGTAGGTTTATCAAATGCAACTTCGGGCTGTACGATAACATGATAGACGTGGATGAGAACTGGAATTTCAAATTCGAGTTTGTCGGCTGCCCTCTACGAGGAGAATGTGACGGGTTTAAGAAAATCTGTGAACCGAAGTTCAACAGTACATTATCAGACAGCCAGCTTCGGGTGATGGAGCTTTGCTACTATGGCAAGAAAGACGAAGAGATCGCGGAAACGCTTTTCATCTCGTCCCACACCGTAAAGAACCACCGGAAGAACGTTTTCCGGAAACTCTCAATACACTCCATGGCGGAGTTCATGCGATATGCGAACGAAAAGAATCTATTTAAGGGCGAATAATCATGCCAACCGAAAACACCTATCAAAGCATACCTTCTTTACGAAAGATCGAGATCGAATACCTTGCTTGGCAAATCACAAGGATGCAAGCGGGTATCCGGGAATTTATCGGGCAAAAGGAAGCGCACCTCCGTTTCGGGAGGCAGAACGTGGAAAGATGGGTCTCGGAAGGTAGGCTACAACGTTACAAGCGACCGGGCAAAATCGAGTATAGGCTGGAAAACCTGTATAAGTGCGCCCTAGATCCATACGACTATTAAATGAATCATTAACATAGCAAGGCACCTTGGCAAGGCGTTGCAAAAGGAAGTTTACGATACCCATCCAACTCGCTATTTCACGGACGGTAAACCGCATTGCTAATAAATCATTGACGTATGAAAACAGATTACTGGAAACTCGCCCAAGCGGTGAGGTGGGGATTTTACATCCTTTTCGGAACGCTCGCCATACTTGGAATCGTGGCTATTTGCCTAGGACATTTCCTGCATATCATCACGACGTCCGGATGTGCGGCAATGGCTTACATGATAGCTAAACATTGGTAACTAACATTTAAAAACATAACATCATGTCGAATCTAATTCAGATCAAAGTAGCTGAGTTGAATCAGCTAAACCCGCTCATGATAGCGGAAGATAACAGGGTAGAACAAAAGTTCATCCAAATGTATAACGCGATCTGGGGTACCGCCCAAGGAGCGCAAATCTACGAGAAAGAGAAATTCAACTTCCGGAAGATCTTACAAGACAAGCCGGAACTGCAAAAATGCACACCGTTATCCCTCTATGGATGCTTTTTGGATATAGCGGTCAACGGCCTGTCACTTGACCCGACAGGACGACCGCACTGTTATATTCTTCCCCGTAGCACGAAGACCGGCTATAAGGATAACAACGGTAGCGATATCTACGAACTACGTGCTTATCTCTCCATCACCGGATATGGAGAGTTAGTCATGCGGCAACGTGCCGGACAAGTCCGTTACGTGGATAATCCCGTGGTTTGCTATGAGGGCGATACCTTCTCCCCCGGGTTGATCGACGGCGTAAAGACCGTGACCTACCAAGCGGCATGCCCCCGAAAGTCCAACAAGGTGATAGGTGGTTTCTTACGTATCGTACGCACCGACGGTACCGTGGACTGGCACTGGATGATGGAAGGCGATATCAAGCGATTGGAAGCGTACAGCTTTAAGAACAACCAGAAATGGAACCCGCAAACCCAGCAGAAAGAAGGGAAGGCCAATGCCCTTTATACCTCTAGCGAAGGAGGTATTGATCCGGGATTCTTGGAAAGCAAGCTTTTCAAGCACGCTTTCGACGGATATCCCAAGGTACGCACGGGACAGTTCTCCTCATTCGAGACACAGGAGGAACCGCAAGAGATCGACTACGGACTGGAAGAAACAACCGTTATCCAGCCCAATCAAGCCGGACAGCAACCGCAAGCCCTCCAGCCCCAATCGGAAAATCCTTTACAAGGATTCGGAGAGCAACCGCAAGCGGAACCGATACCCGTATCTGGTATAACAGCCCAAATATCACAAGAAGATGAAGAAGCCGGATTTTAAGAGTTCAATATCAACATTCAAAATTTTATCGACATGGATACACAGAATAACAATTTACCTTTCAAGGCTAACGAGGTCATTAGCATCTTACAGACAGCCCCGGATATTCTCGCCCGCAATGAGGCGTCGGTCTCAGCTTGCACGAACGCAGGGAAAACCCTCTTGGACACGATTGAGGGAAATGGAGGTATCGGCACGGACGAGATCGACACTGCGGTACAAGAATACCTTGCGAAGTCAAAGAAGACCGTAGAGAACATGAACAACCGCCGGAAGCCGTTAACCCAAATGCTAACGGCCATATCCAAACGTTTCACGACACTAGAGGGTTCCATAGACGCCAAATCCAAGGGAACCATCCCTTATCTGCTACAGATGGAGCGTAACAAATACGCCGCCAAGAAGCTGGAAGAGCAAAAACGCCGTGAGGAAGAGGCCCGGCAAAAACAGTTGGCGGAGAACGAGAAAGCCCAATACCGGGCCGACATAACGGTCTTGCTTGATACCACGTACGCCGCCTACGTCGAGAAGCATATCAACGCCTTGAACGGGATTTTCAATCGTGCCTCCCTAGCCACGTATGGGGACGTATGCCGGCAGATCACGCAAACAAGCACCGGTTTCTCATGGACGGATTTCGTGAAAAACGTCGTGGATAACAAACAGACATTCTATATGGACGGTGAGACCCGCAAAGCGATCAAGGACGAGATAGCCATCCTAAAGAAAAAAGAATATTCCGATCGATACGCTTTCGAGATCGAGGGACTGAAACAATCCTTGGTCGACCGCCTCCCATCCCTCCGGAAACAACTGGAGGAGCAAGAGGAAATTCGCAAGACCAACGCAATCGAGGCGGCACGGCTGGAGGAGGAGCGCAAACGGAAAGAGGCGGAAGAACGTCAAAAGGCCGAACTGGAACGCAAGCGCAAGGAAGAGGAAGCGAGAGCCAAGGCGGAGGCAGAGAAAGCCACCGCGGAAGTACAGGCAGCCTTCGATTTCAGTGCCGCCAGTATGTCTCCTACCCCTACCAAGGCGAAGATCAAGAAAAAGATCCAAGTCACCAATCCACAAGGATTCATGCAGGTATACCAGATGTGGTTCATGCGTGAGGGTATCAACATGAGCATGGAGGATCTTGAGAAGATCCATAAGAAGATGATCTCCTATTGCGAGAAAACAGCCAATAAGGACGGTGAGCGAATCCAGTCCGCATTCGTGAAATATGTCGATGATATAACGGCCAAGTGATATGAGAAAGCTATATCTGTCCTCATGGATAAACTTCGGGAAATACAGGCGTACACCGAGTAACCTAAAAAAGATCCTCGATACGGAAGAGGGCCGCAAATGGTTCCGGTGGCTGATGGATAACACTTACGATTTTGAATTTGACTTCGCAGTCATTGAATACTTAAAACTCAAGGAAAAAGATGCAAGATACGTATTACCAACGGTCTGAGGTCAGCAACTCAGACCTGACAGAACTAAAGAACCTCCTCTATCCCCGTACGCAATACGGGGATAAGGAGAAGGCGTTCAAGTTCGGGAGTCTGGTGGATGCGATGCTGACAGAACCCGAACGGGTAAGATATGACAAACATACGGTAGATGACGTATTGTATTCCGGCGAAGATTGGGAACTGGCACAAGCCATGATCAAGTCACTCCGTATGGAAGCCCGACACGATCCGCTCATTAAGTATGCATTGGAACAATCCGATAAACAGAAATTTATGGTAAATAAAAATCAAAAATTTCAATACGGCAATTTTGAATACACACTTGACACTCGTTGCAAATGGGATTTCTGGTTTTCAGCAATGGGGTTTGGAGGAGATTTAAAAACAACTTTTGCTTCTTCTCAAAAACAATTTAATGAAGCCATAGATTTTTTCGACTGGGATCGCTCAAGAGCTTGGTATATGGATATTGCTGGAAGTAAACAAGATTTTATTGTTGCAATAAGCAAAAAGAATCAACAAATTTTCAAAGCCACTATAAAAAAAGATGGCACTTTATATAAACGTGGCAAAGAAAAGTACGAAGAGCTAGCCTTCCGGTGGTGGATGCTAATAAGCTAATAGTATGAAGAGTCTAATTTTAATCCTAATCGGCTGGCTAAAGTACAGGCTGGTAAAGAAATGCCCTATATGCGGAGCTCCCGTACTCGTAAAGAAATTACAGACGCATACGGGAGATACATTCAACGTATATCATTGCGGCAACTGTGGCAACGATTATATCTTAAAATAAAAATCATGAATCTCAATATCACACCGACAGACAAGATATCCGAGGAACTGGCCGCCATAGATGCCTTCCTGAATATCACAATGAGCGAAGACGTACAAGAAGCTGTCCTACGTGGAAACGACCTTGCCGTCTATATCGCCCGAACCGGGAAGCTGTTAGCGGACGCAAAATATCACCTGAACGTGAAAAAGAAATCGGAAGTATTCGACACATTACGGGAAACCGCTTCACGGGCCGGAGCGACCTCAAAGGCCGTAAACGCTATCATCGACAGCCTGTGCAAGGATGAGCAATACCTAGTCGACTGGTGTGATAGATTGAACCGGACCGCGACCCACCAATTGGAATGGTGTCGCACGATAATTAGCAAGGCGAAAGCTGAAATGGCCTTAGCGCCTCAGAGTTATAACAATCCTAAATTTTAAAAGAGCATGGAAGAATTAGTAAAAGAGCAACCCGTGTACGAGATCCAAAAAGTGAAGATCAAAAACAACCAGCTCACGGCGGAGTATACGGAAAAGTTCGTGGAAGCGAACTACAAGAACAACATCCTAAAGGAATCGGAGCAGTTTATCCACCCCGATCTACTGTACGCGTTGAACCGGCTTAAGCCACACGTAGTGAAAATCTGTGAGATGCACGAGGCTACATTGGTCAATGTCGCCAATCCCTCCGACGATGACTTGAACGAGAAGCTAAAGAATATCATCGTCACCGGATACAGCAAAGGCGGTAATGATGAATCAGCCGGCGTATCAATCCAAGCGCAAAAACTCCTGAAGAGCGGGCAGGTCCTTAACCTCTCCGTCCCATTCACCAAATACGAGGACGAGTCTGGCGACGGGTACCTTTACGGAGCCGAGTTGAAAGAGGCCATCGGTAGATGTAGCTACGAGGTGGACGCTTATCTGTTCGAAGGTAAATATGGCATCAAGCAAGAATCCTTCGATTTCGATACCCCGGAGGAATCGGATATCACGGGCGAGAAGGAAGAGAAGCCCAAGAAACGGGGACGGAAGAAAAAAGAGCAGATCAAGGAGATCGCCGAGGAGGTGAAAGCCTTCGACGAGTTCGCCTAACTAATAATAAAAACAACCGTTATGCAAATCACTTTACAAAACACGGAAAAGGGACAATGCTACGCGGTAAGGTTTGACAGGTACCGCCAGCAGGTCGTTGACAAGCTAAAGACAGCCGTCAGCGTCCGCTGGTGGGACAAGTCTACCGGAGCGTGGATGATCCCGGCCAACAATAAGTGCAAGGCGGAGCTAGACCAGCTCACCTATTACGTGAGGCACTTCGAACCCGTCAACTGGGGAGGGAACGAGTCTAAGACCGACGAGGACATAGCCTATCAAATACCGGACATGCCCGAGTTGGACGAGGATCATGGCCTAAAGATACAACCCTACCCCTATCAACTGCAAGGAATCGCACGAGGCTTACAACTAAAACGGTTTATCAATGGGGACGACATGGGCCTCGGCAAACAACAACCAGTCAGTAGTTACGTGGCTACTCCAAACAGTTTTAGGAGGATTGGAGAATTACAAATTGGGGACGAGATATTCGGCAGGGACGGAAATGTATATACCGTAAGTGGCGTGTACCCGCAAAAAGAACGCCGCGTGTTCAAAGTGACGTTCTCTGATGGCGTATCCTGTGAATGCGGCCCAGAGCATCTATGGTGTGTCCGGGATGCCAACCGTAGAAGAAAGGGGAAAGGATGGATCACCAAGACAACACAGGAGATCATGGATTCCGGCGTGACCTACAACCTAAAAGGTTTTGGCCATAACCATACAAGACGGAAATGGGAAATCCCAATGTGTGAACCTGTGAAGTACAAGGAGAGATTATACATCATTCATCCTTACATCATGGGGGTACTTTTGGGAGACGGCCACCTTTGCAATGGCAATGGGCACCTGTCTTTCTCTACACCGGACATGGATGCGGCTATTGCCGACAGGGTAAGAAAACTCTTACCTAGCGATATGCTGTTGGTACGGGACGATTACGCCACATGCCCGCGATACAACATCACAAAGAATCCGACAGTCCACGAAAATCGATTTTACCAAGAGATCAAACGACTCAAAGCTGACAAACCAAGTGTAGAGAAATTCATACCATACGAATACATGCACGGATCGGTAGAGCAACGCATCAACCTCTTACGCGGTTTGATGGATACGGATGGATCAGGAAAGAGAAACAGGATCACCTACAGCACCCTTTCCTATGGCATGGCGCGTGACATTGCCCTTTTGGTACGTTCCCTTGGAGGACAGGCGATCATACGCAGATACGATAGGCAAAACGAGGGTAAAGGCGTGGAATTTCAAGTAAACGTGAGGATCAAGGTTTGCCCATTCTATCTTGAACGGAAAGCCGCCGAATGGGACATCAAAAAAACAAACTATTGTTCACGGTATATCTCGTCTATCGAATATATTAGAGAGGAAGATTCCGTATGTATAAGCGTAACCGCTCCGGATCATTTGTATCTGACAAATAATTATATTGTAACGCACAATACACTTGAGAGTATCGCCACAATCAACAAGGCCGGCGCTTTCCCCTGTCTCGTAATCTGCCCCAATACGGTCAAGATCAACTGGCAACGTGAATGGCACAAGTTCACGGACAAGAAAGCCATGGTATTGACCGATTCGGTACGGACCTCATGGCCATTCTTCTGGCAAACGGGCATGAATCATGTGTTCATCGTGAACTACGAGAGCCTACGGAAGTATTTCGTACGCCGAATCAACAAATCGGAGAAATGGACGCTGAAAGACGTAGAGTTCCATAATACGATCAAGTTGTTCAAGAGCGTGATCATTGACGAATCCCATAAGGTAAAATCAACGGCTACCCAACAAAGCAAGTTTTGCAAAGGTATCACCGCCGGGAAAGAGTGGATCATCCTGTTGACCGGTACCCCTGTCGTAAACAAGCCCAACGACCTTATATGCCAACTCGCTATCATGGACCGGATGAACGATCTCGGAGGCTGGAAATATTTCACGAGCCGCTATTGCTCCGGGCCGCACGGGGCCTCGAACTTGAAAGAGCTCAATTTCATGCTCTGGAAGCATTGTTTCTTCCGGAGGGAAAAATCCAAGGTACTGACTCAATTACCCGACAAGGTACGGCAGATCGTGACCTGCGAGATCACCAACCGCAAGGAATACCAAGACGCCGAGCGTGACTTGGTGGATTATCTGAGACGATACAAGGAGGCCGACGATGAGAAGGTACAAAAATCGCTGAAAGGCGAGGTCATGGTACGAATCGGCATATTGAAGGACATAACGGCCCGGGGTAAGTTGAGAGAGGTGATCGATTTCGTGAAGGATTTTCGAGAGAACGGAAAGAAGATCATCCTCTTCTGCAACCTGCATGAGATCGTAGACCGGCTCCTACAGGCGTTTCCCTCGGCGATGTGTGTCACCGGACGGCAGGATATGCAACAAAAGCAAGCGGCCATAGACGCTTTCCAACGGAATCCCAAGACGGACGTCATCATCTGCTCCATCAAGGCTGCGGCGGCGGGTATCACGTTGACAGCGTCAAGCAATGTCGCTTTTATCGAGCTACCGTGGACATACGCAGATTGCGACCAAGCCGAGAGCCGGGCGCATCGTATCGGTCAAAAGGACTCAGTGAATTGCTATTACCTGCTTGGCCGCAAGACCATCGACCAGAAGCTCTACAGGATCATCGAGGAGAAAAAGCATATAAGCAACGCCGTGCTTGGAGCGGAGGACAATATACAAACAAACATCGTCGATATGATGGCCCGGATATTCGACGAGACCGAGGAGGAGGAATAATCATGGCAGAGGAATACATAGGGATCAACCGCTTGAAAGAACGGGAGGACGCTAATAAATATCCACGAAGGAAATGCGTAAGATGTATCCGTTATCCATGCTTCTCCGGACAAGGAATAGGTACGCACGCCATTAATCTCGCCGCTTATGGATGTAAGGATTATAAAAGTCAAACAAGATTAAAGAATATGTCGCACAATGTAAACAAAGGAGGTTCAGATGCTTAAAATATCATTGTTAATAATCGGAATGATCTCGCTAATATTCATTCTCACGTCTGGAATATCGATCCAGTTCAAGCCATTCCATATATCCCTAGCTTATCCATACTTTGGAACAGGGATGGTATTGATAGCCATTGGTTTCGCCTTGTGCTTCGGCTCGGCTTACTATCATGGAATATCAAATCATGAATATAAAGATGGTTACAGCAAAGGATTCAACGCAGGTATTGAATACATTATCGATTGGGCTAAGAATAAAAAAGAAGGCTAAAGATAACATTTTTATAGCGAGAGATAAAGACTAACAAAGAGAATAAATAAAAAGGCAGCGCCTCACAGCGCCACCCCATTACAACCTGCGACAAATATATCAAATAAAGACAACTATGGCAAGTGAGGCATTGAATAAATATATTGAGAAACGTTACGACAGGTGGCTGGATTACGCTAAGTATCACTGC